ATTGATCAGCAAACCCTTTATCAGTTGCTTCACAGACTGTAACTGTAGTTTTAAGTAATTTGATTTCTTTATCGGGACTAACAGTGAAAAGGTATGGCATTAGTCCAGGTCCTTTTTGTCCCATACCAATAACCATTGGTTTGCTTAATTTGTAATACGTTGCTGTTTCTTCTGTAAGTTTTGCAACAAGTTCTTCGCCGCTTGTAAGTTTTAATGTAACTACTTCGCCTGCGGATACGCCTTTATCAATTAACATAGTTTTCCTTTATAGTGTTGTCCAAAATTCTTCTGGTTTTCCTGCAAGTCCTTGGAACCCGCCTGGAATTAAAATTCCGTCTTTGAAAATTTGAGGTACAGAACGAAGACCTTGATCGATTAAGAATTCTTTTTCTGATTCATTTTCCTCAATGTTTACGGAAATGTACATCTTGCCTTTGCTTTCTAACAAGGATTTAGCTTGGTCGCAAAATGGGCAGTTGTTTTTGGTATAAACTTTAATCATAGTATTTCCTTAAAATTACATTATAAACTTGGTAAAGCTTCATAGTCAATAGCATCTGACATAACACCAATAACATAATTGGTTGACTCACTTTCTTGTAAGGCTGTTTGTTTTTTGCTCGTATCACTATGTTTGTTAAACCAAGGAATTGGTGTTGACTTTGGCGATGGATTGTTATACTTAATGCCAATATCTTTTAATGCGCCAGCAGCAGTATAATCGACAAAGTCTTTTAGAATGTTGGCATTGAGACCGATAACTGGTCCTTTCTTAAACAAGTAATCAGCCCATTCTTTTTCTTCACGTATAACATCTATATACATTTGGTACACTTCAGTTTCGCATTCTGCTTTTACTTCAGCAAAACGAGTATCTTCCTTAACGACTTGATTAATAAGGAAAGCAGTCCACCCTTTGTGTAGCAATTCATCTTGTAGGATAAGGCTAATAATGTTACCGTTACCAATAAAGATTTTATTCTCTACCATTGCTAGACTTGTAGCAAACGATACCATAAAGCGGAATGCTTCTAATGCATAGCTGGCGTTAAGTGCCATCCAAATTGCTTTAATGTGTGTTTTTTCGTTTATCTTTTCACCTGCTTCTTTTCGACAGTTGATTTGATGTAGTGCTTCGTAGTAGTTACCTACGCTTGACGCCATGTCTACAATTTCTTTAGTGTCGTGAATAGTGTTGAACACTTCTTTAGGCACGTTGTAGATGTTGCGAATGATATGACTGTAACTACGACTATGAATATTAGTCTCAAAGAATGTCCAGTTATAGACTAGTGCTTCTAACTCAGGCAGGCTTACGACCGGAGTAAAGATTTGACTTGGGCCGCGACCTTGCAAACTGTCAAGAGCAGTTTGCCTAAGCAGGTTGCTAGTGAAGATATGTTTAACTGCATCTGATGCATCCTTAAAGTCTTGTGCGTCTTTTGTTAGACTAACTTCCTCAGGGACCCAAAAGAATCCCCTAGCTGTAGTTTCAAAGTCTGCAATCTTTTTATATTTTACTTCTTCAAACCGTTGAATAGTAACAGGACCTTCTGGGTCAAGAAACATTTTTCTTGCTAGGTAATCTGTCTTTGTGTTTAAGTTATATTGTGCTTGACTCATTTTGTTTCCAATTCAATTTTTCCGTCTACTACTTTAACTCCTGTAACTTGTTTACCATTAACATACACAGGAGTTTCATTCCAATCTTTTTTGATTGTTGCGGCATTTGGTTTGTAGGCAACTTGTTGCCAGGCCTTAAATATTTCCTGGTATAAATCGTAAGCGTCCATTATAATTTACATGCCTCGCAGTCTTCTTCTAATAGTTCTACTTCAACATGATGCCCATTCATTCCAGCTGTGTGATGTCCATTTACTTCTTGTGCAACTTCAACAGCCTTACTTCCTGCTTTATTAATCAAACTATAATAGAATGTTTTGATTCCCCACAGGTGTGCCTGCATTAAGTTTTTAGCAATTAGTGTAGTTGGAACTTTGCGTTCTGGAAAATGTGCTGGATTGTAGAATGTGTTTGTGCTGATACTCTGATCCACATAAGCCGCTAGTACTGCTGCTGTTTTTAAGTAATTGGCACAGTCTTTCTGTTCCCACATCATTTGATATTTGTTTTTGAGTTTATGATACTCAGGGACAACTTGTGTAAAGGAACCTGCTTTGCTTTCCTTAGTTGAAATAAGCGACATAGGCATTTCAATGCCATTAGTGCTATTAATAACAACACTGGAACTTTCCACAGGGGCAATTGCCATAAGAGTTGCATTGCGTACTCCATATTGTTTCATGTTTGTGCGAAGTGTTTCCCAGTCAAGCTCAGGTGTAAAGTCAGCAAGTTCGTTTACTCCTTTAGCTCTTAGTTCCCAAGGAAATACTCCTTTTCCGTATCGAGTCTTGTTGCTGTGTAGACAAGCACCACGCTCTTTGGCTAACTCAACTGTAGCTTCGGTTAGATAATATGCTTGATGTTCCATCCAACTTTTTACATCTTGTAGTGCGTCTTTATCGCCGTACTTGAGTCCACGCTTGGCATGCCAATATGCTAGATTAGTAACGCCAATTCCTAGTGGTTGGATTTCTTTATTGCTGAGTTCTGATTGAATACTGAGGAAGTCTTGATAATCCAATATATTACACAAACTGCGTTGAAGAATACGGCAAGCCCTACGCATATCCTCAGGATTGCGGAATGCTCCCCAGTTGATACTACCAAGTGTGCATAGAGCAATGCGACCGTCAGCATCATCCAGGCGCTTAAAAGGCTTAGTTGGTAAAAGTATTTCACAGCATAGGTTACTCTGGTAAATTGTATGATACTCAGGATCAAACGGTCCTTGGTTCATAACGTTGTCGACGAACACAAGATAAATGCGTCCGGTGTCAGTACGCTCTTTAAGAATACCACCCTTGAATACTTCCTCCGCGGCCATAGTCTTTTTGCGTAGACCTTTCTGACGTTCGTATTTAACATAAAGCTCTTCAAACTTTTCTGTGTTACTGTAGAAAGCTTCGTACAAGTCAGGTACTTCATTAGGATCAAAGAAAGTAATATCTTCTTTGTTTTTAAAACGACGCCAGAAGAAAGCTGATAAGACCACTCCATAGTCCATGTGTCTAACGCGAGTTTCTTCAGTTCCTTGATTATTCTTAAGGACAATAAGGTCGTCAAACTGATGATGCCAAATAGGATAAAAAACTGTAGCAGATGCGTTTCTAATACCACCTTGTGAACAACTCCTCAAGTCACCAAACCATTTCTTTAAAAATGGTATCATACCAGTATGCATGATTTCGCCACCGCGAATTGGGGAGCCCAATGGGCGTAGTCGACCGATTTCCAATCCAATCCCCGCACGTTTACTGGCATACTTTGCCATCATCTCCCCACTAGCAAATATGCTATCCAAATCATCGTCACTGCGGATAAGAACACAACTAGAAAACTGTTTAGTAGGAGTCCCAAGCCCTGCCAAGACAGGAGTAGCAAGAGTAAACAAACCATCTGAAGCCGCGTTGTAGTACTCTTTGATGTAACGCATACGGGCTGTGTTAGGTTCTTCTTTATGGAAGACAGTCGCGGCTGCAACCATATAACGAATTTGGGGAGTTTCATAGATTTCCTTTGTAGCTCGGTTACGCACGAGATACTTTTCTATTAACTGTTCGATAGCTGCGTAACTGTATTGCTCGTCCTTTTCATGGTCAAGCATATCGTTCATTTTGTTCCAGTCTTCTTCAGTATACCAATCTAGAAGTTCTGGTGTATACAAACCAACTTCAATATTCTTTTTGACTATTTCATAAATGTGTGGAACTTGATAGTCACCGTATACGTCTTTACGCAACATCGATAAACGTTGTTTACCTGCTACAAATTGATAATTGGTATGTCCAATATCAGGATTGTGTTCTACATCAATCAAATCTACAATAGCACGTAGAGTTATATCGTCGATTTCTTGTGTAGTGATGCCATCATAAAAATGAGGCTGACTTTTGATTTCTATCATCGACTGACTTACATCAGCGATTCCACTACAAACTTTTGCTACTTGTGCTTGCCATTTTTCTACTGCTAATGGTTCGCGTTTTCCGGATCTTTTAATTACTGTAATATTGTTCATCTCTGTCTTCGCTCGGTTAATTGAATGGGTCGATTATTGTTTTAGGAAGTATTTAGTGACTCTGGTCAAAAGTCAAAAACATTACGGTAACCAACGCTGTAGCGTTGATTTAATAGGAATTTGAAATTATTTTTTAGAGTCACAGACCTTATCATACCAGCGCATTAAATTATATACGCATTTATTTTAAAGATCAAGCATCTTTGGCTTTAATTGTAACCAAATTAATGACTAGCTGTAAACGAGTATGATAGTTCGCTTAGTGTTTCACCAACTAGTGCCTGTTTGTATCTCAAAGCAATACTGGACGGAACATCACTCAAACCAGACAGAGCTTCACCATATTGATTTAATATTATCACCGAGAACTCCAATTTCAAAGCGTCATCTTGTGATAAACCAACTATGCTAAAATCATCTGATAATTGAGCTTGTGTTGAATGTAGTGTTGCACTCTTATCAACATCAACTGTAAATGAAAGGGTACCAGTTCTGGTAAAATCATTTGCAGTACTCTTATATTTGTATCGAACATCGTAACTAACTGACTTAGAAGGTGTGCCGTTTATAGTCGATGGCACTGGGAAAACAGCAACCAGTGACCAACTAGGCATGTATCCAACAAGTGCTTTCTTAGTTCCATATGAAGAATAAGAAACTTCACCTGTAATTTCTGGGATATAAGGCACCATTGTTAAGGATCCTACACTAGTAGGAGTAACTGTTGGTTTGTATGATCCAAAGAATCCTGTTAACCCAGCACTTGTGCTAAGTGGTCTAGCTGAAACTCCAACGTCAAACGCATCTAGATAGTTGTTTACAATTTTAAAATGTGATGTATCTACTATTTCTTTGATATAGTATGTTGTGCCAGCTACTACTCCGCCAGATGTTCCATTGAATGTAATTGCAGCACCAACTATCATTTGTGCTGTTGTTGTAGATGTTTCAAATGCATTTGATACTGTGCTCGAACCAACAATGTCAATAGTAGTTAAGTCGCCTGGATTATAAATGTTGCTAATTACTATGCTATTAAAATTAGTAAATGAAGTAACGTACTGTGTAACAACAGAAATAGTAGTTGCACTATCGTAATCTTCTTTTAGTGTGCCTTGAATGTTGGTTACATTTTGTTTTACAAGACTTCCTTTTGTTGCTGTGATTGGTTGATTTAATTCCAAATCGACAGTAAATGCCTTTGAAATTAAAAAGTCTTGTCTATCTGATTGATCATTAACACTTGAGTTTCCAACTGAATCAAAGTATATCTGAGGGTACTCTGGGAAATAAACTCCAGCACCATTGTTGCCAACGTTTGTAAATTTACAATCTCTTGTTGAATTGCCTGAACCTCTTTCAACAACAAACCCTTGGCGCTTTATATCCTCAAACTTACAGGCAATTAATGAAGTTTCTCTTGGGCCGTATTGTTCACCCACTGTAGTTCCGTCAGCTGCTTCTCCTAAGTACACACCGTGTCTTAGATCAAAAAAGCGACAGTCTTCAAAGGTATTGTTTAAAATATCTTGTTTGGCCCATACACCATAACTAAATCCCGAAACAACTACATTTCTAAAAATATTATTTGCACATGTAACAATTGATGATACAGCGTTTAAAGAGATTCCTTTGCTGTCTGGATCGTATGTATTACCCCAACTTCCGGCAACTATAATATTTTCAAATGTGCTATCTCTTACAGCATCAAGTTTTAAACCGGTATGATCAGTTGCAGTACATACAAAAGAAATTCCTCTTATAGCAATACTTCGTGGTTGTGTATTTCCAAGAGTATTGCCAATTGCGCTTGGGTTTCCTATTGTTGAGTCGTCATTAATAAATTGAACAGCAGACCCTGCAATACCTTCGTAACGAATAATTGTTTTATTACGGCCAGCACCTATAAGAGTAGCGTAACTTGGAATGTATAGTGTTTGTGTTGTTTTGTAAATACCAGGTGCTAGTTCTAAAATAACTCTTGCTCTTGTACCATCGGCTGTGTCGCTAGAAGCAGCTGTTGTTGGGTTTAGGAACAACTGATCAATAGCACGTTGTAGTGCTTCTGTGTCATCTGTTGTGCCATCTGCAACTGCACCAAAGTCTGCTACTGTAACTCGATCATCTAAACGATCTTGTGTTTGTCTTGATATTGGATCGTTACTGGTAGGTCCTGTTTGAATAGCAGGATCGTTTGATTTGTAAATATGTTGTATTAGATTTAATAAGTTACCTTGAACAGTTAAATCTCTTTCTGTAAGGATCTTAGTATTTCCTACGGCAGGACTACCTTCTGCGACAGATCCATTTCCAATGTATAATTCTTGGGTATCAAGCGACCACGCAAGTTCACCTGATGCTAACTGTGGTAAACCTGTACCGCTTAATGATTTTCCTCGACGTATTTGAATACGGCTGATTTGCACAACTGCCATAATAATATCCTCTATATAGGATATTTATCAGTTCTGTTTATAGTACTGCTCCACCCTATCCCACCAGCGTTTTTCCCAGTAGTCAAATTCTTCTGCCCTTAATATAAACTCCTGATATTTAGGCTCTTCTGTCATAATTAACTGCTCATTTAATTTAGGGCTTACGCACATTAGCACAACACCTTTACGTATGTTTGTACCATGTACTTCATTGTGTGCTAGAGCATAAGCAGTTAATTGTAAGTAGTAATCCTCAATCCACTCTTGTTTTTTAGGTTTATTAGTTTGTTTGTAATCTAGGATTGATTCTTCATTTAAGTGTAAACCGCAACCATCAGTAGTTCCCGCATATAATCTGGGAAAGTATAACGGAACTTCTACACCCCATACTTCATTAACGTTAACTAATCCTTCGCTAATGATGTGTTTGGCCATTGCGTGGCTTTGTTTGCTATAAGGATTAGAACCTGGGTCATTAAGTACACCGTGTGTAATGTAATCTTCTAGAAACTTGTGCATTCTAGTGCCGCGGCCTGCAGCTTCTGTTACAATTTCTTGTGCTTTCTTTTCACCAACACTTTTTTTCCAACGCATTAGTGCATCGATTTTTTCTTGTGGTTTAGTCTTATCTAGAATTGTTGTAACTGATGGAACTTTGCTTCCATCTGGAGTAGCGTAAAGTCTTTTGCCCTCTACGCTTTCTCTGCTGATTGGTGTGTAATTAAATTTTTGAGTTAAGAGAGTCATGGTGCAAGTATATAGTCACTTGCACTATTTGTCAAGATTTATTTGCCTAATTTAGTTGCTCGTTTAGCCATTTGACTTACTACACCAGAATCTTCTTTACCGCCAACTTCTGGTTTTTCTGTCTTATCTTGTGTTTTGACAGTAACTCCGTTGCCGTCAAATTTGAAAACTAAGTTATGTAAAACTTGTTGTTCTGGAGCAAGTCCTTCTTCCTCTTCCCAACGAGCTGCAAACGCTTCATAAGAAATTGGGATGCCCATCTTTTGAAGGGCACCCCAAGTTAGTGGTGCATGTGTATTTAAATTGTCGCCTGCGCTTTGAGTTGTGAATAAAGTCCTAACTAAAGGATCTATTGTTTCATTTACTTTTTTTTTGAGTTAAGTAATAGAGCTAGGCGTCGACTGTAGTCAACGCTTTCACGTTTTTCTCTGCCTACTTCTGGTGCTGGAGGAGTTGGTAACTCTTCTGCTCCCATTTCGCCTTCTCCGCCTGGCATTGGAGGAACTGCTCCTGCTTCAGCGCCTGGCATAGCTGTTGCGCCTGTTGGTGCGCCCATAGTAGATACTTCGCCGCCTGATACGATCGATAGTGCGTTTGACAAGCCTTGACGTGATGTTTCTAGAGCTGTATAAATTGCTTCTAGTGCAGGTTTAACTGCTTCTTGATATGATTGGGCAACGTCGCTGCCTTGTGTTTCTCTTATAGAGTCTAATAATTCTAATAGCTGCTCTGCTTTCATTGCCGCTACATCTTCTAGCCAACCAGTGATACGGTCAACCATGTCCTTAGTGGCCATAATAGTTTCAGCTTTATCTTCTTCGCCTTCTAGTAAAATCCAGCTGGCTTGTGATTCGTTTAAGTCATAGCGTAATGCTAGTTCTGCCTTTAGTTCTTCGCGGTCTACACCTTCGCCTAAATTAATCTGTGCAATGGTCTTATTGATCCAAGTTTCTGGAACCGATAGTTCTTTTGCACGAGCACGTACAGTATTAACAATGTAACCTTCGTCTGTCTTTTTTTCTTTCTTGCCCATAGCTTTTTTAATAGCCTTATCTTTGGAACCCATGTACTCGTCTTTTCCAGATTCTACTTCACCGTCACCGTCGTAGTCTTTATCAGCTTTGTCTTCACGCTCCATGATTTCTTGATTAATGCAGTCAAGCATCAAGCGTGTTTTTTGATACTGTGGGCTTTCAAGCACAGAATCAAAAGCTTCTGAAAGCTCCATTTGACTTAGTCTTGTGCGAAGTTTATTACGTGCATCTTCAAGTTGCACATCTGTAAACTGTTCGAAGTTGATTTTGTAACCAAACTTCTTAGCTAAGTTCTCGTTGAGTACTTTAGCTGTAATAGGTTTTTGAAATTCTCTAATTTGCATGATTCTGTCCTAGAATTCTTATACGTGTATTTATACAAAACTCCACTTAAACATCTTGGATATTTCTTCCTTGTAGTGAGTTTCTTTGAGTTCGCTTTCTTCTAACTTATTTAACAAAATTAAGTACCTGCTGAAATCTTTAGTCAACTTAATATTGCGCTTGTAGACTTGTGTATCGCTGTGATTAGCCCAGTAACAGTTGTCCAGACGTTTGATTTCATGAAACTTGTCTAGCTGCACATTGTTGTAGGCTTTTGCAGCCATTAGGGCACAAGTTTTTAAGAAATACTGATCAATTAAACTGCGGTCTTGGTAGTTGTAAACTGCCCAGTTGCCGTCTTTTTTCTGTTTAACTAAAAACTTCTTGTAGACTATTCCGCCATCCGGTAGTATAGTCAACGGTAACTTTTGTTCTAGCTCAGTACTAAGTTCCTTAGCTAGTTCTTTGATGCGTATTGTTGGTATTTTACGTTTTGATTTTTTCATTAGCTACCACTGTAGGATCTGTCATTCCTATCTTAGTTACCAGACTTTTACGTATCATGGCTTCGATCTTGAATTGCTCATGTTCGCTCAGTGTACTAAGTTTGACAGGCTTAGTTAATTTTTTAAGAATCTCAGCTTCTTCCAGAGTTGTCCAAATTTCAAAATCGTCGATAAGGGCATGTTTACTCTTAGGACTGTGAGCTTCTTCAAATCCTACTAGTAGTTCGCTAATTTTCATTTTAAGCCTGCAATAGTAAGCATTTTGTCTAGCAGTTTATTGTCAGCGGATTCTTCAAACCCTGTGTATTTCATAATGCCCTGGCTAACTGCACCGCCCATTTTTTGTTTGAATTCTGGACTAAGTCCTGGACCATTGACGCCGTTTATTTTTAAAACAGTTTGAGGATCCATTTTGGCTTCCCATTCTTTAGGAGGAAGTACTGCAATAGGACTACCGTCTGGATTTTTAGGAACCCATCCATCCTTTGTTGCAGCTTGGATACGTGCTTTAATCTGTGCTTGTTCCCAAGGCTGAGTTGCTTTTGGTAATAGAGCTTGTAATTGTGCTGTATAATGTTTAATAAGGCCAGCTTCGTCTGGTTCTTCTTCGATTGTTTTTTCAGCATCAACTTCCATGCCAGGTTGAATCTTTGGAACCTGCATAGTTAATTTGTTATTGTCGCCCGGTTGTAGTGCTGTAGCTTGAACAGTAGTTGTATCACCGCTAGGCTTTTGTATGTCAACAGTACCATCGGGCTTTACCTGTTGTACTTTGCCTACCATTTGTCCTGGCATTTCTTCTGCTATTGGCTCTGGTGCCTTAGGAGCTTTTGGCTTGTGTGGCTCAATATATGGTTTGGGTTTTGATGCATACTTCTTAGCTCTAAAGCCTTTTTTGTGTTCACCAACTACTTGTTTAACTTTCATTTTGTTCTCCGATGCTAAGACTAGCACTTTCTAATTTATCTATGTATTTACGCAATTTATCAATTTGTCCGCGAGCCCTGAGCAACTTGAAAGCCAAGTTCTCTACGCTGTATTCTCCGTTAGCTTCAAGTCCAGCTTGGCGCAGTTTACGTATGCTAGCCATAGTTTGTTTGGCAGTTTTTAAATCTTTAGATTTTAGGGCTTGGTTAATTTGTCCTGCATAGTTGCGAGCTTTGCTTTTTACTTCTTTGTGTGTTGCTTTGGGAGCATCGCCTGTTGGTTCGCTGATCCATTTGTCATTAAGCACAGAATAGATACCTGCACTATGATGTTTTTGTTTGGCATCTTGCACATAGAGTTCTACATCTATGTCTTTGATTGTAATATCATATTTGGAATTATAGACATTCTTCTTAGCATCGTAGAGTTCAGCCTTTTCTGGACTGTCTACAACTGCTACTAAATGTAGATCTAAATCACTACTGTCGCTGTACCCGTAGCTGGCATTACTTCCACTTATGGTTATGTCTTTGAGGTTGAGTTTTTCTACATTCAAGTACTCGGCAAAATGCTTGGCAATAACCATTAGTCGATGTCGTACTTCTGGTATGAGTTTGTTGTTTTCCCACAGTTTGGGATTCAACTGTTTGTTATGATGTATTGGATCAACAGATAGTTCTTGGAAGTTCATTCTGTATTTAACAGAATTACAGTCCTAAGAATTTTAGTATGGTGCCTAGATTAGGATGTCCTACCCAACCAGCTCCAGCTATAAACGCCAACCCAGCCATAGCATAGAGCATGAACTTGTGTTTAGTTTTTTCCAAATCTGCTAGTTTTGCGGCTAAGGTATTGTGTTGCGCTGTTTGCTCTGCATTGAGTTTATCCATGTGAGCGTAAAATTGATCTCTATTGCTTTCGTAACTGGCACTCATGAGTTTAAGTTCGTCCATGATACCATCTCTAGTTCGATCTAAACAGTCGTGCATTTCTTTGACGTCTGCTTTTAAATCGCCTAATTTTTCGTCGATGTTTTCGACTTTTGTTTCTAATATGCCTACACGTTCTGGTAGAGCAGCAAGTTGTGCGACTGCTTCTTTTGTTGCCATTTAGGCTCCTCGATTAATGTGTCCAAACACGTTGTTTGGTGTAGTATTAATAGCCTAAAAAGTCGTTGATTTGTATGAGCCTTCTGTAGTATATTTATTATCTTTTTTGAAAAATAATATTTCGAGCAAGACCTTCTGTAACAAATACATCAAAGTTTTGCTCCATACTTTCATCTAGTCCACTAATATATGGAACTGCATCAAAGTCTTCTAGAAGATAACCAATAGGATCTCCGTCTTTCTCAAAGAAATGTTCACGCTCTGTGTAAAAATCAAATTCCCAAACGTGTATGGTATTGATAGTATTAAATCCCACTAGTACTCCGCTAATTTCTTTCATAATAGGAGATTGTTTAAAACTTATGTTTGCTCGAATACCTAGTGTTTGAAGTACAGTTTGAAAATTCTGTTCTTTCCACCTATCTGCTTCGCGGCCAGGCTCAGATCTATACTGTCCTGTATTGGTTATATCGACTGTTGTGTAGAGCTTGTATTCCATGCTGTTATTTAACAGTCGTAAAAAAGCCTACTATAAAAGTAGGCTTAGTCTTCCCATCCCTAGGAAATTAACTATTATAGATAGTTGTCTTGGAAAATTGCTTCAACAGTGATTGTTAAACCGCTGATACCGCAGTCTAAGTCAGCAACTGTTGTGTCGCCTGTACCTTGAGCAAGGATGTAAACTGTATCTGTTGTACCGCTTACAAATGCGCCACCGTTTGCTAGGCCAAAACCTGCTACTGTGAATGCACTGTCGCCAGAACCATTTGAACCATGTGGTGTTGTTAGATAGTCTACAACTTGTTGTAGGTTAGCGTGTGTTAAGTCTGTACCTGCTAGTTTTAAAACTAGTGTACGGCCATTAGTACCGTTAGCACGAACAAATTTCTTATAGTTTGTTGCTACTGTTGTGTTTGTTAAGTCACCCATAATATTTCTCCTCTATATGGTATACTCACTACTCTGTGAGCTTGTATTGTATTTAGTATTGGTACGAAAAATTGGGCTTATATGCCTATTTTTTGGTAGATGTTTTTGAACCAATCAATGCTGTTTTCTTGTACAGCA